TAGTTCTTTCAAGAACTGGCACTGCTTACATTGATTCAGCAAACATTAAGCATGCTTTCATCGATAGTGCTGATATAGTTCTTTCAAGAACTGGCACTGCTTACATTGATTCAGCAAACATTAAGCATGCTTTCATCGATAGTGCTGATATAGTTCTTTCAAGAACTGGCACTGCTTACATTGATTCAGCAAACATTAAGCACGCATTTATTGACTCAGCAGATATTGAATTAGCTCGTATTGGCACTGCTTATATCGATTCAGCAAACATCAAGCACGCCTTCATTGACTCAGCTGATATAGTTCTTTCAAGAACGGCTACAGCTTATATTGATTCAGCTAACATCAAGCATGCATTCATTGACAGTGCTGACGTCACTCTAGCTCGTATTGGCACTGCTTATATCGATTCAGCAAATATCAAGCATGCATTTATTGACAGTGCTGACGTCACTCTAGCTCGTATTGGCACTGCTTACATTGACAGTGCAACTATCGGTCATGCCTTCATCGATTCAGCAGACGTTACCTTAGCTCGTATTGGCACTGCTTACATTGACTCTGCTAATATCAAGCACGCATTTATTGACAGTGCTGATGTAGTTCTCTCTAGAACTGGCACAGCTTATATCGATAGTGCCAGTGTTAAACATGCGGTTATCGATAGCGCAGATATCACTCTAACTCGTATTGGCACTGCTTACATTGACTCTTCTAACATCAAGCACGCATTTATTGATAGTAGTGATATTCAGTTTGCTAGAATTACTGGAGCGTTCATAGACAGTGCATATTTAAGATATGCAAGAATAGACAGTGCGGAACTTGGTGCAGTAATTGCAAGCGAGGTTAAGACATCACTCATTTCTTCCTCTGCTAATCAAATAGTTATCGATCCTCTCACTGGAACCAACGAAGGTGATGTGGTTATCAGAGGTAACCTAATCGTTCAAGGACAAACTACCACTGTTAATTCTACAGAGGTAACAATAAATGATAAGAATCTAGTTCTTGCTGATTCGGCTGTAAATGCAAATGAAGCAGATGGCGCAGGGATCACTATTAACGGTGCAAATGCTAGAATCACCTATAATGCAGTAACCGACAGATTTGAATTTAATAAAGGTATTTCGGCTGCTGTTGGAGTTTTCGGTAAAGTATACGCAGATACCGCTGACATCGATTACCTAACCGTCGATTCTGCGTACACGAGAGTAATCAGTGCAGATTCTGCATACTTTACAAATATCCAAGTTACAAATCTACAAGTTACCGGCGAGCTTTCAGGAAACGTAGGTGTAACAGGTAACATACCTAACGCCGTACTGATTTCTAACGACAGTGGAAAATTAACATCCGATTCTAACATCTTATTTAATGATAACCAGTTTGCTCTTTATATTAATAAAGCGATTATCGATAATGAGGGTAACCTATCTATCGCAGGTGATTTAAACGTAAGCGGTACTATTATCGGACAAAGCGGCATTCAGGTACAAGGTGAAATAGAAGCCGATAAGATTGTCTTGAAAGATAATAACATCGGTGAAGGATATATCTACTATGAAGGTGCTCAAGATTCTATCACAGGATCAATAGATCTCTTCTTTGGTAATTATCAATCTCCAGGTTATGGATCGTTTAACGGTCTAAACGTTGGTAAAATAGTTGCTCAAGATTCAGGATACTATGCATTCAGCGTGGATCAAGTAACAGGTGTAGTAAAAGCCGGTGGATTAAGAATTGGTGATGAAAGAAGACCTTATGGTATCACTACACTTACCTACCCAGACCCTAAGCCTCTTTCATTCTATGGTTTAGAGGTTGACAATGATGCCTTTAGATCTACACTTCAATACAATGAATTCAAATCAGATATTACAAAATCTTATGCTTCAACTGCTAGTTTTGTAGCAGATAGCGGTACAATCTTTAGATTAGTAGATATAAATGATAGTTCTCTGGTAGAATTCAGAAAAGATGGTACGATTAGTTTCTCAGGACAGCTCTTACAGAACGGCGTAGCCTTTAGTGCAGGTGGTGTTTTTGCAAAAGACGCAGATGGAGATATACACTATGTAGTAGATCCAGCATTAATACAGCCTTCCCCTTCTAATCTTCTGGGTATAGGTGGTAGAGTAGGATTAAATACAAATAATCCAAAATATAATCTAGAAGCTCGTGGCGACTTCATGGTCGGCGGTCGTTACGATCCGGGTATTATACAGTATAATTTAATTCCTACTGGGCCTACCGGAACAACATACGTTGACGATAGTGATATCTCCAGAATGGCATTCTTTAGTTCAAAGGCTGCATTCAGAGCTGGATATTATACCGGATTTAAATGGGCTGATATTAACAATCTTGGTAGTTATTCAGTTTCATTTGGAAATAATACTGTCGCATCTGGATTAGGATCCTTTGCAGCAGGTAAAGGGTCGGTAGCTGCTGGACCGTATACAATAGCAATAGGTGAAAGTAATAATACCGGGAACGATCTAAATGATGGGGTCGTTCTTCTAGGTAGATTCAATATAGTTGATTCTGCGCTTTCCTCGAACGATGCAATTGGTATCGGATTAAATAATAAGATAACAGGAAACAGCACAACCGTTATCGGTGCCAATCAGACTATCGTTGGTAATTCTGCAATTTCCATTGGTACTGGAAATACTCTTACCGGTACGGTTTCTGCAGGGATTAGGACAAGTATCTTTGGACATAATAACAATGTCATAGGTGCGGGTACTTATGTTATCGGTGACGGAAACAATGTAATTCGATCCAGCACGTCGATTATTCTTGGTATCAATAACAATATAATGGACGCTCAAAATGCGTACAATATTGGATATGATAACAGAATATGGGGCGACAACGCAGGTGCACTTGGATTCGGTGTAAGAATCGATTCTTCAGCTTCATTTAGCATCGGTATTGGTCTTGGTGGTGCTACAAAGGATCCTATAAAAGATCCTAGAATTCTTTCAATTCAGGGTGGAAACGTTTCTATTGGGGCAGAATCCGATTACTTCACTAACTACGACGGAAATCTGTTTGTTGCTGGAACTATTATGTATGCTGGAGATCTAGTTAGACTAGATCCTGGCACTGGAAACCCTCTAAGTGGAAACGTATTCACTGATAATGGTACTTACGTAACATACAATCTTCCTAGAAATATAGCAATCAATAAAGGAAGCGCATACCAAAGCGTAGATCTATTCGGATCATTTATAGTAGAAGGTAACATTGGAAGTGAACCGGACTCGGGATGGTTCGATTCAACTTCAACTTATACAAGTGTATTCTCCTATCTTCCAGCAGGCGGTATCCTTCGTGCTGGTGCTGGATTTGATCCTCTGTATCCTGTTGGTTACCACTCTATAGCACTCGGAAGAGAGAACGTCGCGGGTGGCATTTCTTCAGTTGCTATAGGTTCATTTAATACCGTTGCTAATAATGATAATATCTTTATCGGTAAATCGAACGTAGAATACGGTCAGCCTAGTGGAACAAATAATTATATCTTTGGTGCCAGTAACTTCATAGAAAGTTCTCAATCTGGAAATAACAATTTCATCATTGGTGAGAACAATTCACTAGCAAATAATACATTTAACAATATTCTTATCGGACGTAATATCGTTGCCGACAACGTATCTAATCAAATTATTCTTAGCACTACTCTTCCTGGCGATAGTTCGCTAGATGCAACGAAGGTAGCAATAGGTAAGAATTCAGCCGAATATGCTCTAGACGTTCGCGGATCAATTAGAATTGATAGCCCAGGTACAATCTACTTTGGTACCAAAACAATTCAAGAATATCTTGGATTCGGCGTTGCAGAAGAAACAACTAGCCCTGCTGAACCAGTGGGTTCACCCGGTTCGATTGAATCAATTCTTCTGAATAGTACTACTAACCTTGTCAGAACGGTAGACAGCCACTATATGACTGATTCTTCGGGAGTGATTTTCTCAGGGATCAATTCATCAGATCTAGACAGTGTAAACGGGATTATATTCTATACTAATCCTGTTAACGATTTCGAATTTACACTTCACCTAGAATCTAATAATGGACCGTTAGTAACTAGTAATCCTGGCGGAATTATCGTAAATGATGGATTCCAAATAGGAGATTCTGGTACATATCAAAAAGTTATCCCACCTAGACCTGTAATTATTCCTCCTGACCTAACTGTTTCAGGCGATCTATTTGTAGTTGGCGGTGGTACTAATTTCACAGTTGATTCAAAGGGGATTGAGCTCTTTGGTATTTCATTAGATAGTTACATCACAGATTTAATCTTAGGAAATGTCCCTCAAGAAAGCAACGGGGATCCTACCCAATCAATTCTCGATCAAATTATAGATTATTTCGACTCTGCTTATGTTCAAGCAAGAGCCACTTTAAACGAATTCTGGCAGACATCTCCCTCTGGTGATAATCTTTATTATCGCCCGAGCTCGAGCCCGAAGCCGGTTCTTATCGGCCTTACTCCAAACGAAGTAACTTCGAATGATCTAAATACGTATCAATTAAGCATTCTTGCTAACAGTACTAGCGGAGCGATCAATGTAAAGAGTGCTCCTGGCTTCCCGATCAATGCCGGTGCAGGTGCGAGCCCGATATCATTAGACGGTGTTGCTTGGCCGAATAAAAGTTATCTTTCTACGATCATTGACCCTGATTACATCAATGCAAGAGTTCAGTTAGATTCTGCAAAGATCGCTCAGATTATCGATCCTACGTATATCACTAATATCATTGATTCGAGCTATATTCTTGCAAGAGCAAATGATAGTTCAGAGTGGCAAAGGGTTGGTAATACGCTCTTCTTTGGAACATATCCAAATGTAAGCAACGTTAATGTAGGTATTGGAACAGATAATCCTCTAACTAAATTCCATGTTGCTGGTGATGTAAGGGTAGACAGTGATCTTTACGTAAGAGGGAAACTCCTTGTTAGCGGTACTGCTATAACCTTAGATAGCACATTCACATTTGAATTAAATGATGTGGATTATACATTTACCGAGTTAGGAAGAGAAACCCTTTCTGGCGGTCAAATCCCGACTACACTCTCTGTCAATACTGACTCTGCTATACCATTTATCTTTAGTAATCCGATTAATCCAAGATACATCTTAGCATATAAGGTAGACAGTCTAGGCGATTCTTCAACTCTGGTAGAGAATGTAGATTATTATCTAGGTAACATTTATACCGTAGAAGTTTTAGAAACGTCTATCGATTCAACAGACCAAGAAATCGTCGTAATCAACAGAGAACCAACTTCCGGAAGATTCGTACTAACTGATTCTGATATTCTAGGAAACGTTCTTAACTATAATACTACATACTCCAATTTTGTTCTAATAGATTCAACTGGAGCATTCAAAAAGGATCTTACTGGAAGTAATATTACTCTAGTAAACGGAACAACATTATATGTTTATGATAGTTCCTACATCGACCTGAAAGATCGAGTTGTTATCTATGACAAATCGCCCAAGAAGACAAGCTCTGCAGATTTTGACGGTCCTGTTACTTTCAATGAAGTCGTTTCAACTAACTACTTTGAATTCCAGAATGGATTTACAGTAAGTTCAGGCGATATACAGATTAAGGGTAACGTCTACTACGATTCGACCTCTGTATTCTACTACGGTCCTGCAATTGTAGAAAGTGATGGAAATGGCAATGTAACAGTTCACCGTCTATCGTTCGATTCTAATATCCAAAGAATCGTTGATTCAGATTACATCGGTGAAAGATTACAAAACGTTTGGAATGTTACAAATAGTGGCCAAACCATTTACTACGACGAAGGTGGATTGGTTATTATCGGATCTCCTTCTGATGCTCTTCCAAACGACTCGGCAACAAAGTTCCTTCTTGCTTCTGGAAATGCAATATTTAATCAAAGAGATTGGGACAGTAACTCAGGATATGTAACACCGAACGTTGTTCCGGATTACGGTCCCGGCGCGAGAATGATGTGGATTCCTCAGAGAGGAGCATTTAGAGCTGGTACAGCGGACGGAATTACTACAACTTGGGATGATACAGAAGTAGGTATTGCTTCTGTTGGTATCGGTGTAAATGCAAAAGCTCTAGAATACTCTGTAGCAATAGGATATAATGCTTCTGCTGGTGAATTAGGTGGAAGAAATAAAGCAGTATCTATTGGATACCAAGTCGATAACCCATCTAATGAAGGTATCGGTATCGGATATGGAATTAGTCATACTGCAACAAGAAGTAGAACAGTTTCTATCGGTAAAAATATTACTAATATTACGAGAGATGATACTGTTGCTATTGGTAGAGATATTACAGCTTCAAGTGGTATTGTTATCGGTAGAAATTCTACTTCAGGTGCAAATGGAGATCCTGCATCTATCGGTATAAACACCTCTGCCGGAGGAAATTCAGCAGTTGCTATCGGTAAAGATCTTACTGCCAACTCGGCAGATGCCGTCTCGATTGGTAAAGATAACTCTGCCGGTTCTTACGCCGTTGCAATAGGTAAAAACGTAAAAGCAAACGGACAATCTTCTACCTCAATCGGTAATAATAACACAGCTAGTGGCGTAACCATAGGTGCTGGAAGCAGTTCAAGCACAGGCGGGGTTTCAGTAGGATCCGGAACATCTACTGGAGCGGGTGGTGTTACAGTCGGTGCATCCTCGACTTCTTCATACGGGGTTTCAGTAGGATCTAATAACACTTCTTATGCCGGTGCAGCTATCGGTGGTGGAAACAGCGTTTCGTACTCTACTTCTATTGGTAACAATAACGTTTCTTCTTGGTACTCCGTAGCTATCGGTTCCGGAAACAATACAGGATATGGAAGCTTTGGAATTGGTATCGGAAATACCAGTACTTATTATGCGTTTAACGTAGGCCGTTATAATACTGGGAATAGTTATTCATCACTTAATATTGGTACCAATAACAATAATAACAGTTACAGCTCTATTAACGTTGGTATTAACAACAGTAATAACAATGGAAGGTTATACGGTAGAACATTATCAATCGGATATGACAACACCGGAAACCAAGGAACTATTATATTCGGTGCGGACAACAAGAATAATAATAGAACCACAATCTTCGGTAATTCGAATAATAATTCCAGTGACGGTTATGGTTATATTTACGGATCTGGTAATAGAATTACTAGAGGCGGATACATTTATGGATTGAATAACCTTACAACTGACGGCGGATTCGCTGTAGGTGCCAATTCTACTCACGTTAGAGGCGGTTATTCATTCGGTACTCTAAACAACCATACAGACGGCGGTTATTCGTTCGGCCATAACAACGTTGTAAACGGAGCTACTGGAACAGCAATGTCCTTTGGCTATGGTAACAATGCTTCTGGTTCAGGTATTGCAGTTGGATATGGTAATACGGTCTCCTCATCAGGATTGGCTTTCGGAGCAAATAATACTTCTTCAGGACTTTCCTCGGTTGCACTAGGTAACGGTATAACAGTTAGTGGATCAAATAGCGTTGGTATCGGGCTATCTTCTTCTATCTCTTCTACTGTAGCAGACAACAATATTCTTGCTATTCTAGGTGGAAGAGTTGCTATTGGCACAAATACGGTTGGATCTGCCAATCCTCTGGTTGGAAGTATTCTTGATATCAACGGCGCAATGGATGTTGTCGGTACTAACGGTGAATATTATAGAAGAGGTCAAAGACTATTCGATTATATTCGTTCGACTGTAGTAAACAAAGATTATATTATCGACAATGCTGATAGTGCTTGGATTAAGCAGGTTGCGAACTTTAATTATCTCAGAGAGACTCTAGTACCTCAGTTCTTCTTCTCTCACGATAAATTAACTAACGACCTTTATTATACCGGTGGCGGAAACGTAGGTATTAAAACAAACAATCCTCTATATGATCTTCACGTAAATGGTGATATCAATTTTGACGGCCGCCTCTTCCTTAATGGTGATCTTGTCATACCGAGTATAGATTCTATCGGTGACGTATACATCAGTCACGTTACCAATGAATATTACATCGGACCAGACAGTGCAGAAGAATATTTCGATTCTAACTATATTCAAGCTCGTCAGGCTTATTTCGATTATGAAAACATCATTAACGAAGGTTACATTAACACCAGAATTGATCCGGATCTATTCTTAGATTCTGCGGAAGCAACTACCCTTATTAATAACGCATTAAATTCAACGGTTGCTTTCAAACTTGACACTCTGGGAAGAACTACATATAACCCAACCCTTTCAGAAGCACCATTTGGACCAAGAGTTGCTATTGGTGCAGCACCAGATTTCACCCATGTACTTAAAATAGGCGGGCAGGTTACTATCGGAGACGGTCAGGGACTTGTTGGAAGTCTTAAGGTCTGGAACGGTAATATCAATATTGAAAACGGTAATCTTCTAATCAACGGCGCACCTATTGTCGGTATTTGGAAAGATGAAACATATGTAACATATAATCCCCCAGAAGGTGCTAAGTTTATCGGTATCGGTAAATCGACACCACTGTACGACCTTGACGTAAATGGAGCTATTAACGGAACCCAAATCTTCGTAGACGGTTTAAACCTTCTTGAAGATATCCTAGATTCAACATACATTCAAGATCGTCAAATCAGAGTCGATTCTGAATCCCTTATGGCATTTATTGATACCGATTATGTAAGATTCAGAGCAGACTCTGCATACGTACAGCAGATCATTAACAGTGATTATATCCTAGGTATAGCAGACAGCTCTTACATCAAAACTGCTGCTGATAGTGACTACATCAAGAGTGCAGCTGATAGCGACTACATCAAGAGTGCTGCAAATCAGGATTGGATCCGTCTAAATGCTGATAGCGACTACATCAAGAGTGCAGCTGATAGCGACTACATCAAGAGTGCTGCAAATCAGGATTGGATCCGTCTAAATGCTGACAGTGATTATATTAAGACCGCAGCAAATCAGGATTGGATCCGTCTAAATGCTGATAGCGACTACATCAAGAGTGCTGCTGATAGCGACTACATCAAGAGTGCAGCTGATAGCTCTTGGATCAAATCCATTGCGGATTCCGAATACGTACAGAGCCTCATTGATAGCTCATATATTGCAGGAATAACGGGTATTGGATCGAGAAATATTGATTTTGGTACTCATACCATATCGTTCTCAAATAGCTATCAAGATATCCTATCACTTCCAAACCCAGGTTCATATGAGGGTATGTTCGCCGTTGTTAGAGCGACCAACAGCCCATACGTTTCTGTTAATGGCGATTGGGAAAGATTGGCTATCGGCCAAAATGTAAAGACAACTGATAATGTTGTGTTCAATAGAGTTGAAACTACTGATGGATTAGTCGTAGGAGGAAACCTACAAGTTAACGGCGTTACGACTACCATCAATACACAAACTCTTGAAGTTACCGATAATATGATCTATATGAACGGTGCTGAATCTGAAGGCAGCCCAATTCAGTTCGTAGATATCGGATTTGCTGGTAATTATAATGAGGGTGGAACGTATGCACATGCAGGATTCTTCCGTGACGCAACAGATGGTATTTGGAAACTCTTCGATGGATATACTCCAGAACCAGATTCAAGCCCACAAATCAATACTGCACATGCGTCCTTTAACCTTGCAACAATTCAGGTGGGATCAATTGTTACAGATACCATCTCTCGTAACTCAAATGTCCCGATAGGAATATATGGATCTGCTTCGTTAATTCCTGTTATAAAGATTGATTCCTCAGGATTTATCGATAGTATTGGAGAGATTTCTGTTGCTGGTGTCGATAGTGTATCGTATAACACTTCGAATGGCGAATTTACTATTTTCACAGCTGATGGTAATTCATTCTCTGATAATATTACTCTAGATCCATTCACAACTGATAATCTAGTCGAGGGTCTGAACCTTTACTTTACAACAGCTCGTGCAGATAGTGCATTCGATGTTCGTCTAGCAACTAAAACTACCGATGATCTTTTCGAAGGTCTAAACCTCTATTACACAGATTCAAGGGTTTCTTCTCTTATCGACTCTGCTTATATAATGGCAAGAGTAGAACCAAGAGGCGTAGATTCAGAAGCAGTTACAGCACTTATTGACTCGGCATATATCAATGCAAGAGTTTCTACGATCGATTCAGGTCAAGTCTTAGCAATTGTTGATTCCAACTATATCAAATCTATTGCTCTAGACTCATCTGCAGTTATTTCGCTCATTGACTCAGCGTATATCAATTCCAGAATTGGTATTGTTGCAGAGGTATCCTTACTTGCTAACCAATTAAGATATCAAACATACTACTTTGCAGCAACTTCAGGACAAACAGTCGTTTCTGGTGTTGACCAAAATGGAAACACTCTAGAATATAGCATTGGTACGGTTCAGGTCTTCCTCAACGGTATCAACCTACTAAACGGAGTAGATTATACCGCTACAAACGGATCATCTATCACTCTAACAAATCCTGCAAAAGGTAATGAAGATATCTTCATTAGCACCTTAAAAATTACAGGTGAGGTAGGATTCGGATTCAGAGAGTATACCTTTACTGCGGATTCAGGACAAAGTGAATTCTTCGGAGCAGATGACAACGGATCACAATTACAATATACAGTTGGCAATCTTATCGCTCACCTAAACGGTATTAAGCTTCTTTCAGGAGTAGATTATACTGCTACAGACGGTAATAAGATCGTTCTTACAGATCCGTTACTTCAAGATGATGAATTAACGATTACTACAGCATACGTTCAGAATTCTCAACTTGATAGTAATCTAAATGAGTATGGTGACATAACCGTTAGTGGACTAACTAACACAAGCGGTAGGTATACTAACCTAGTCAACGGAATTGAAGCAGATTCCTCTGGAACGGTTATCATAGATACTGTTGAGCATCAGTCTAAGTTTACTTCGATCGAATATCTGGTTCATATGGAAGATTCTTCAAACGGTCATTCTCAGATTTCGAAAGTATTGGTAACCTACAATAAGACAAATGTCTTCAGTACTGAATATGGTGTTGTTAACTCTTATCAAAATGACAGTGATATGGGTACGCTTTCAGTGGATGTGTCTGGAACAGTTATTCGCTTAAGATTTGAAAAATCATCAGGAACGGGAAATGTTACAGTTAAACCTGTAAAAACAATTATTCAATAAGCCACGGGGAAAGTGAACTATGGCGACTAAAGATTTTAAAGTAAAAAACGGCCTGAGGGTCGGTGAAAATATTATAATAGATTCAGGTAACATTGTTATCGGTACAAAGGAAGTGATTTCCGTTACTGGTTCAATTACCGGTCAATATGAAGGATTCGATTCTGATTTTTCAATATCAATCTCGAACACCAGCACCGATTCTTTATCTGAGGGATTAAACAATCTTTATTACACCACAGCTCGTGCAGATAGCGCATTTGATGTCCGTCTAGCGACTAAAACTACTGACGACTTAACTGAAGGCGCCAGTCTTTATTATACCCAAAGTAGATTCGATTCCGCTCTAGCATTAAAAACTACTGATGATTTAACTGAAGGCGCTAGCCTTTATTACACCACAGCTCGTGCAGATAGCGCATTTGATGTTCGTCTATCAACTAAAACAACCGATGACTTAACTGAAGGTGCTAATCTCTATTTTACCGATAGTAGAGTTCAATCTTATCTTTCGAATAATAGTTATGCTACTATATCTAATATTGATTCTGCAATTGCGGCGCTTGTTGCAGCTGCGCCTGACCAATTAGACACTCTTAATGAATTAGCTGCTGCTATTAATAATGATTCAGACTTTTCTGGAACCGTGATTTCTCTTATAGGAGAAAAATTAGCAAAAAGTGAATTTACTACTTATTTTGATAGTAACTTTAATATTAAAACCACCGATGACTTAACTGAGGGATCTAATCTTTACTATACTCAAAGTAGATTTGATTCTGCTCTAGCATTAAAAACTACTGATGATTTGGTTGAAGGTAATAATAATCTTTATTACACCACAGCTCGTGCAGATAGCGCATTTGATGTTCGTCTATCAACTAAAACAACCGATGACTTAACTGAAGGTGCTAATCTTTACTACACCAAATTAAGAGTTGATAGTGATATCATTAATCTGATTGATTCTTCGTACATCCAGTCTAAGCAAATTACTTATGACTTTTTAGATTCTTCTGAGGTCATTTCTTTAATTGATTCTGATTATATTGAAGCAAGAAGACCCGCTGAATCTATTTTTCAAGTAACTAGTAGTGGAGCCTCAGCTTACGTTTTCAATGGAGATGGATTCCCCAGTGCATCAAATAATCCTTCATTATATCTTCAGAGAGGATCTACCTATAAATTTAAGGTAGATGCAACAGGTCATCCGTTCCAAATCCGCCTTTCTAATGGCGGGTCGGCTTATTCTGACGGAGTAATTAATAATTCTGCAGAGGTCGGAGACATTCTATTCACAGTCCCGATGAATGCTCCAGACACATTATACTATCAGTGTACGGTTCATTCTAGTATGGGTGGTACAATATATGTTACTGAAGCAGCTTCTATAAACACTGACGTTATATCAGAAGGCACTACTAATCTATATTATACTGATGCTAGAGTAACAGCCCTTGTAGACTCCGCGTACGTACAGGCGAGACAAGTTGATATCTATAGGGATTCAGCATTCGTTACAGGTATTGTCGATGCGACCTATATTAACTCTTTAGTTAATGCTACGGATTCTGCAGCCGTAATTAACATCGTTACCGATACCATTGATTCTGCTTATATTAATGCTAGAGTGGTCATTCCCGAGGAAGGGATTGATTCGGCACAAACAATTTCTCTTATTACAGAAACTATAGACTCTGCATATATTCAAGCCAGACAGTTGATTGGCGGCGGATCTGGTACAGTCGATTCTGCGCAAACTATCGCACTTATTACTGATACAATTGATTCTGACTATATCACTTCGAGGATTTCGGTTTCTGCTACTACGTTTGTGGTGGGAGAACATTATTTTAAAGATTTTAAATTCATAGCCGATTCTGGCCAAACAATTTTCTCTGGTGCAGATGAAAACGGCAATACACTATCTTTTGATTCGGATGATTTTCAAATCTATATTAATGGTATACGTATAGCGGACATAGATTATACAGCAAATCCTCAAACGAATACTATTACCCTCACGACCCCGGCAGGACTCGAAGATGAGGTGATCATTACCTCGCTAAACATCAGAGCAGGAGAAGGCGGGGGTGGAGGTACTGTAGATTCTGCACAAACTATCGCTCTTATTACAGAAACCGTAGACTCTGCGTACATCAATGCTCGAGTCACTATACCACAAGCATACGGTGACAGTGACGTTCAGTTACTTATCGATTCTGATTATATCGTTCAACGGGTTAATACCGCTTTTGCAGGAACAGGAAAAATCCACACTTATCTGTTTACTGCAGATTCTGGACAACTTACCTTTAGCGGGGCGGATGATAATGGTAGAACCTTAGTTTACGGCGATGAAACGGTTGAGGTATATTTAAACGGGGTTCTTCTTGTACAAGGACTTGATTACACTGCGACTAATGGAACCTCGATAGATTTAACAGAAGCCGCAGATAGTTCAGATCAGATCTTGGTAAAAAATATTTCGACCCTTTTCAGTGCGATCAGTGGCTTCGTATATCCAAAGTTTGTTAATTATGTTTATTATTCAGATTCAGGTCAAACACAATTTTCAGGAGCAGACGAGAATGGTAACATTCTTTCTCTCGAAGCTTCGAATTATCAAGTTTTCATTAACGGTATAAGACTTTTAGATTCTGATATTTCTGTTAATCCGACTACTGATACACTTACGATTGGCTTCCCATTATTAGAAGGCGACGAAGTAAGTATTAATACGATAGGGGGAATAGTTCAGGCGGTTGCGTATGAATCTATTGTAGATTCTGCGTATATCAACGCTCGAGTCACTATACCACAAGCATACGGTGACAATGATGTTCTATTATTAGTAGATTCTGCGTATATCAACGCTCGAGTCACTATACCACAAGCATACGGTGACAATGATGTTCTATTATTAGTAGATTCTGAGTATATTCAAGCCAGACAATTAATCGGTGGAGCTATTGATTCTGCTCAAACTATTGCACTTATTACTGATACAATTGACTCTGATTATATTTTAGATAGAGCTAAGCAATTAAATAATGGGATATCTACAATAGGATTTTATAGATATATCTCTTCCTCTGGCCAAACTGTATTTTCAGGAACTGATATAAATGGAAATCTATTACAATATGAGCCAGGTAATGTTCTAGTTTATTATAACGGGGCTCTTCTTGCAGAACAAACTGACTTTACTGCAAACAACGGATCTTCGATTAATCTCACTGTGGCAGCAGATTCTTCTGACGACGTTTTTGTTGTAAACTATGCTCAAACATTCTATGGCGGAGGAGCAGCACCATCTCTCCTATTGGATCACTACTATTATGTTGCAGATTCTGGTCAGGTTACCTTTACCGGAGCTGATGAAACTGGGGCAGTTTTAAATTACAAACCTGGTAATATCTTGGTATTTTTAAACGGATTTATTCTCCGCGATTCAACAGATTATCAAGCTATTAACGGTACTAGTGTCGTTCTTACTGAAGCCGCACAGGATTTAGACGAATTAAGAATTACTAAGGTAGTCCAAAGCACTTTTGGGAATAATTTCTGGAGAGAAGCTTCCTCGAATTACACAATTGCTTCTGGGCAAAAACTTATTGTAGATACTAGTACTTCTGCAGTTACTATAACCCTTCCTTCAATTGCAGGATTTGGGGATGAAATAAGGATTATTGATGGGTCTGGTAATGCTGCAACGAATAATATTACCATAAATAGAAATGGACATAAGATACAAGGTAATGAAACCAATTTCATTATTGACGTAAACGAGGCGGCTTTTGGATTGGTTTATTATAATGTGTCTAGAGGATGGATACTTACAGAAAAATAATAGGTAGAAAAATTGTCGAACTATTCAAATATTAAATATTCCGGAACTGCTGAATTTATAGATTCCGATTATATACAAGCCCGACAGATTGTAAGTGGAGGATTTACAGTCCCTTATACTTACGAGGGTCAATTGAATGTGAATACCGGAATATATAGAAAGTATATCCATAATATATCGACATTAAATTCAGCGGATCTGTTTTTAACCACGGCACCTCTCGGTTCTGCTGTAGTTATATCAATAAATAAAAACGACTCGGGGATTTCTACTATCTCATTAGATTCAGGACAAACCGTAAGTTTAAACAATATAATTGACATTTCATTTACTCAGGGGGATTATTTAACTGTTGATATAGACCAGGTCGGTTCTAGATACTCAGGGAAAGACCTAGTAATGAATCTATTGTTCAGTTAGGAGAAAAAATGTACGCAAAATTAGTATTCAACACAAATACAACGGTGGCTGCAAAGATAAGGGATATTACCAGGATCATCCACGATTCTAACAGCGGAAATGCAAATCTGAGTAACTTAGAATCCATAAACGTTTCAGAATCGGAGTTAATCGCTGGGATAAATAGCGGGTGGCAAACTGTTGGGAAATCTCTTCCCGCTTCTGGTACTGCTTTTTCTTTGGATGATGCTTTCTATTATTTAGAGGGTTCGTGTGTAGATTCTTCAAAGAAAAAATATGTGTCAATACATGCTAATTCCTCTTTCACAACTTCAACGTTAATATTCTCCGGTTCCGGCGCCCCCACGAGCGGAGTTGTATTGTCGTGTGTAATAGATTATGGTACTGCTACGGAAATTTTTACAGAAGGATATAGCAGTACGAACGCCAATATCGTCCCGTATTATGGTTTAGGGTCTTCGTATAATTCAGAAATCGTTTACATTTTTGCTACTCCTAGAAGTTTGATATTAGTCGGTTCGGGCGGGGTCACTCAATCAAATCCGATGCTCCATGCACACTTAGAATTTATAGAAAATGCTTCTACTAAAAAATATTCTCTTTCTCCTATAGCTAAAATAGTTTCTTTGCCCCAACAGGGCGCCACCGGCACGCCCGGTTTTTGGAGAGGCGGAAACATATATGGCGGTACTGGGGATATGGGATCACAGTTTTATTTCCCCAAATCTATTTTTAGTTACTATCCGAATCCTTCTGTACAGAGACTTTTAACGTTTTACGATCGAAACCAATCAGCTCAGACGGCTTACTATTATTCTACGGTCGATAATGGTACTACTACTGGTGTCGCCACCATGAACGGCGCTGAGGCGAGCTATTTCGGCGGAGGAGACTTTATCTCTTTTGGTAAATTCGATCATTCTTTTTATAGCCCAAGATATGGGTTTGGAAATTCTTCTGCTTCAACTACTACATATTCGACTGAAGGAGAAGAGATAGATGAAAATGGAAATCTTAGAATCCCAATCATACCGCTGGTATGTGATATTACATTTACCGGATCAGGTTTAATAGATTTTTCATTGTGCAAAATTTATAAAACAGTCGGTACCTTAGGTATTAACGGAGATGAATTAATTCTAGGATCAGATTCTTATTATTATTTTACAGGGACCGGTACTAATACTTCTAGTGCTTTACTTATAAAGAAAGAGTAAAAAAATGTACGCAAAGTTAGTTTTTCCATCAACGGCTACTACTCTGCAAAAGATCAGAGATATATCCAGATTAATACACGAGTCTTCTTCTGGAAGTGCGTCTTTAAGTAACCTAGAATCTATAACCATTGGAGATTCAGAATTATATCCTGGAGTAAATAGTGGATGGTCTTTAGCCACTGGATCTATTCCAGCTCAAGGTACTGCATACACTACAGGGTCTAGTTCACCTGATCGAGAGTATATTTTTCAGTCAGCATGTGTTGATCCGACTAAAACTAAATATATTGCAATTACCATGAATGCAAATACTTCAACTGGACTTCAAACGTCTTCTACATCTGGGGTTATAATTCAATCTATACTTGATTACGGAACTGGAACGACTATAAGATTGCTTGGAACCTCTAATGCTACTTATGATACAAATTTTGGTGTTGGATGGAACGGCGGACCGATATATATTTTTGCAACACCTAGAAAATTGATTATTGCGGGAAACAACATAAACGGATTTTTTGTGCAAATGCATCTAGAATTCGAGGAGATCGGACAAACAAAGTATTATAATTTAACACCCCAGGCAAATATCTTCTTTTTCACTAGTGGTAATCCGGAAGGTACTACTAACTGGGGCCCATGGTATAATAATTCGGGAGCACATACAAACGCAAGCTCAGCTGTATATTTTATAAAATCTCTTTATTCTCGTGAGATAGGATCAGCGGTTAGACTTCTATTTTATAAAGGAAGAAGGACGGCCGTAAATCAACAGGATACCCAAGCGTATTCTGAAAATAATACTACAACTGGGGCATCTTTTAGCACAGGCCTAAGTGATATAACAAACGGGGTTAGGTCTGCTGCACAATTCTTAATACCACCACTGTCCAAATACAGTTCGATCACATCAAATGGACAAAGGATTGGCCAGCAGTTAAGCGAAAATGGAAGAATTCTTTATCCTCTTTATCCACTCTATACCGCTTTTGATAGATGGAATACTGGTATTATATCGTTTAAACACTGTAACGTGTACGGATCTGTTTCTGACATTGGTAATGTAGGCGACAAAGTCCGAGTAGGTAACAGTGATTATATAGTTTTCGCAGAGGCATCTAAATCTTCTACATTGGTAAAAATAGAATAAAAAATGGCAGTTATAGTACTTGATCCTAATCAATATGTATTTTTCGATTCTTCGTACAGAAGTCTTTTCTTAAGCGAAGATTCTGGAGGTGATGTTCTTTATTATGATAGAAAGAACTTATTCGATTCGAGTGCATTTTACTTTGATTCTTCGTACAGAAGTCTTTTCTTAAGCGAAGATTCTGGAGGTGATGTTCTTTATTATGATAGAAAGAACTTATTCGATTCGAGTGCATTCTATTTTAATAATAATTACGATCTATTCCTCAAGAATGATGAGAGTATTGTAAAAGTCGCACTGGGAGAACCAGCTATAAAAGAAAGGTGGGGACGATGACCGTCATTAATAAAAGTATCCTAGATATAAAAATAGACCCAGGATACAGAACGGATACTTATAGGATAGAAAAGAAAGACGTGATTACATCAGTCAGAATGAAAGTTGATGTTAACGGAAACTCGCATTCCGTTTCCTCCAATTTTGTTATCAACCTAGACCTTTACGACTTTAGAGATTTTATCGAATTGAAAGATTTAGATTCAGAATCATTAATTGCAATTTGTGACAAAGCGATACATGAAAAATATAAACAAGATTATATGTACTTTGAAAATAATCTAATTCGAGAACTTAATTACATATCATCTCTTTATGAAGAAATAAGAAATTTTACGGGCGTTTCAAATGAGTAGAACCCAAGACCTTATTAGACTTCTAGGAAATACCGCAAAAGATAATGCAGGGGCTACATCTTTAACCCCGATTATCTCAAGTGCAGTTACGAATGTAGTCGATAATAATTTTATCTCAAATCTAATTCCTGTCGAAACAACCTCGTACGCCACAGCAAATCAATTGCCAGCAAGTAACAATAGTATCGGGGACCAAGCATTCGTTTCGGAAACAAATCGTCTTTATATCTGGAACGGAAACGGTTGGTATAACATAGCACTCATTAATACGAACCCTACTTTTAGTGTTTCTCCGCAATCAAATTATCTTTTGTCAGTGAATGATAGCGGTTATATACCATCACTGTCTGTAACTATTCTTGCTACAGATCCCGAAGGAATCCCGATTACATATAGCGCTTTGTTGAGCGATAGTGCAAGTAATTTTATTACTGTTACTCAAGATTCAGGAGTATTTACTTTTATCCCTAAAAGTGTGGATTCTATCTCTGAATACGATAGTGATGGCGGGGTCTTTAGTGTTACATTTAGAGCAAGTGATGGTGTAAATTTAGCGCTAGCGTTAAGTGAATTTACAATTGAAATTAGTAACCTCATAGAGAATAGCAGATATACGACATTATTACTTAAAACCAATTCAGTAAATTCAGCTCAGAACAATACATTTTTAGACAGCTCGACGAATAATTTTACTATTACACGATCTGGTAATGTTACTCAGGGAACGTTTAGTCCATATGGGAATCGCTGGTCGTTTCAATCAGCGGCCGCCGGACAATTAGCTACTAGTGCAAACTCAGCTTTAGATCTGGGTATTGGGGATTTTACATATGAGGCTTGGATTTATCCAACTTCGCATCCCACCTGGGGCCAAATAGTAGGTCCAGCATATGGAACTACTGGAATAGCTTTTTATAATCAAGGGGGCAATCTAGTTGCTTACGGTCAAGGTAGTTTGTTGGCGTGGTCGGGTATCTTACAACTTAATACGTGGCAACACGTAGTACTTACAAGGGAAAATTTATCCCTTTATTTCTACCATAATGGTGTAAAATATGGATCCACAATAGCGAATACATATACTTTGTCAAATAACGTATTTTATATCGGGGGTAACAGTTCGAATAGCGAAAGATTTGATGGTCATATTTCTGATGTTAGGGTTATAAAAGGCACTGCAATCTATACCTCTAATTTTACGGTTCCTACTGAGCCTCTTTCGAATATATCAGGAACTTCGCTTCTTGTATGTCAAACTGGATGGTTAAAAGATAATTCTTCGAATAATATACCAATTACACCAGCAGGTACAATAAGAATTTCTAGGTTTTCTCCGTACGATCAATCTAGTTACAATCCTGTTGTTGACGGGGGAAGTGGTTATTTTGATGGCAGCGGGGACTACCTAGTCTCTCCAAGTAGTACACAATACGGTTTATCAACTGAAGACTTTACTATAGAGTCATACTTCTATTTCACAGGGGTCAACGATTCAGTATATGAATATGATCCTATCATAGATTTTAGAACAGGCCCAACTGATACAAAACCTTCAATATGGGTTAGACATGCGAATAGCGCCAGTGGGGCGGGATATATTAGATTTCTTATAGGAACATCTGTAATACTAGATTCTCAGATACGACCCGTTCCTTATACGTGGTACCACGTTGCGGTTTCTAGAAACTCTGGAAATTGTAAACTTTTTGTAAACGGGATTGAAGTAGCATCCGCGACAAATACCACTGATTTAGGGCTTTCTAATGATATAGCTATTGGAACTGCAGGAGATGCCAGAGGTAATTCAAATTTTTCATTTAACGGTTATCTCTCAAACATTAGAGTAATCAAAGGTACTGGACTTTATACCTCTAACTTTACACCTCCTACTGATCCATTGACAGCAGTAGCAAACACAGGTCTACTGTTAAAATTTACCAACGCTGGCATTTATGATGAGTCAGGAAAATCCCTGTTAGAAACCGTTGGTGCTGCGACTGTTGGTACAAGTGTTTCTAAATACGGGGATGGCAGTATAGATCTTACAGGATCTTCAGCAGAATTAATTTTGGATGTACCTGATCCGGAATTAGTCAATTTTCGATCCGGAGATTTTACTGTAGAAGCATGGATTTATCCAACAAGAGTTAACGGTGACGAAGATGGAATAGTCGCATTGTATGAATATCAAAGCGATAAACGCTCTTGGTATATTGCTCTTGACAATTCACAATTGGAAATTAGATGGTCCACTAGTGGGACATCAGCAACACAAACATTGAATAGTAGTGTAGGGACTTTTTCTGCAAACCAATGGTATCATGTTGCCATGGTACGTAGTGGTGGTACAGTAACCGGTTACGTTAATGGATCTTCAGTATTATCTGGTTCCATAACTGGTTCTCTATTTTTTGATACCGCTGGTACAGTAAGAGTCGGAAGGATTGGGACTGCAACAACCTCTTATTTCCCCGGATACATAGAAGACTTAAGAATTACAAAAGGGCTTGCTCGTTATACCGCTAACTTTACCCCACCAACTGAACCTTTGTCTGGCTAATTATATCAAATGGCATCTTATATTTACAATAATCCATCCCAGTTGCTCCCGGTTGGGCCTAATCTTACCGACAGAGCTTTCGTTATTTCAGAAAACAAAGCTTATACTTTTGTAGACTTAAGTAGTTTCCTTTCCTACAGTTACTCTTTCAACGGAGCCGGATCTTTAGTTGCAGATAGTTTAGGAGATCTTGACAGTAACAATTTCTCTTTAGAATTTTGGTCATACACTTTTTCAAATACTGGGAGAAGTTACTTTACATTTGATTCGAAAGAAAAAATTGTAAAAGTAACTGAAGTTGCTAGATCATTAGGATTTGATTCTCAAGGTAATATCCCTATTCTTTCCATAGCTCCTTATCCAAACTATTCTTCTCTTTATTTTGACGGGGTCGACAATTGTATTACCTCGTCGAATATAACAAGTGTAGATATTTTACAGCCTTATACTTTTGAATTCTGGGGAAGAAATGTAGATAGAACAAATGACTTTGAGATATTAACTTTAGGGGATGGTGCAGACACTATTGTATCGATCAGAAAGGATCGTATAGTTGTTAACGGTTCGCCTTTTACCTTAAATACTTCAATTCACGGATACGATAGCTGGGAACATCATGCAATTACGTATGATGGATATGACCACAGATATTTTAGAAACGGTACGGAGATACAAAAGACCGGAACATCTAAATATAATATTTCCCTTGGTAGTTCGATTGCCTCCAGTTCATTCTCCTTGGTATCAGACGCTGCATTCCAAATTAAGACCGTTATACCTACTTCTCCTACAGATGGAACGATATTCTCTGCCGGAACATCAACATTAGGTACAAAGTTAGCAATAGAAGGGGGAGGCAATATTCTATCCTTAACTTGCAAGGATTTAACAGCGTCTACTTCGAGCATCCCAAAAGATAGTAACGATCATGTTATAAGTTGGGATTATCAAATCGATCCTAAAAGAATACGTCTTTTTATAGACGGTACACTTGTGTCATCACAACAAGGTACAGGACAGTTTTCATCAGGCAATTGGGCGGACCAAGCATCTAAAGAATTCGACGAATTCCAAGTAAATATAAATGATATACAAAAGATCCCATACTATCCTTATTACGGATCTGGCACAGTCACTTCGGTATTTTATAGAATGGAAAATAATAATTTATACATAAATCCTTCAGTAAATTATTTTTACACCCCCCTTACGATTAACGGACCGAATTCTAGTGTTATAAATCCTAATGGAAATAAGTTATATTACTTTGAATATTATCCTAACAGCCCTAATTTCCCTACTTTTTCAGGATGGCCATTTATAATTTCAAGACAAGCCAGTCTTCTAGACAATAATCTATTTTATCACAGGTGGATTGGTAGCTATAATAGATCTTATGAGAGGAATTCTAACGGTTTATCTGTCAATCAATTAAACTTTTATGATTACGCGCGATACGGATCATCTATTAATAGTGTGATTATTGATGAAACCGCCAAAAGAATATATAATTTCACAAATGGGGTTTACAGATCGGCTGACGATTTTAGTTCCTCTAACATGACAACACCAGACACTTTTGTTTTGGGGATAACTGAAGCTGAGTGGTGGCAGATAGGCTATAATGCATCAAATGAAACTAAATTTGTTTTTAACAGATCTGAGTGGATATTAGATCCGAATATTTTATATAAAAATGTTGTAGGTAGTGGAACTTCATTCGGAGAATATGCTGGAACGACTAAACCTTCGTGGATCAATTCTTCAAATACCTCGAATTTGAGGTATTATCCACAATCGTTAAAGACAACTAATCAAAAAGCATCAATCGGAGCAAAAGTTTCGTCTTTCGAATATGATGAGACCGGATTACAATATGCACAAAAGTACGTTTCTTTTACCGGCGGATCCGTAGTCACTCATACTGGAAGTACTAATATTACCTCTAGAATTGCATCATTAAATAATGGAGATGCTCTTGTTTTACCTGCTGGAACTTATACAGCTTCGGGTGTTCAAATAGATACCACACATAGTAGTATATTCGGGTTTAAAAATATATTAATTTGCGGGCAAACGAATAATCCAAATGACGTTATTATTAATTATACACCTCTTGATTTAAGAGATATCCCTATTTTCGGAAACAATTCAAATGCGAATTCTCAATTAGCATATCTTACTTTTAATCGAGGATTTTATACAAGGCATACCTCCAACTATGAAACAAGTATATTTAGAAGTGGTGCCGGAAAGCTTTACCGAGCTGTATTAGATTTTAAGAATAAAAACGTTTCGTGGTTATATTCGCCGAATTATCCTGGGCTGACAATAAACAGATACGTTATTGAATGTAGTTTTAAAAACTATTCGAGTTGGCTTGGGTATTATAACGGTTACATTCAGGGGCTACAACTCATTAAATGTAGGTTCTCAAAGGGATTTACGGATGAGAGCATATTAGCTTCATTTGGGCAACAGGATACGTTCTGTGTATTTGATTCCGATCAATCTAAAAACTTAGAATTTAAGGGTCACTTGTTTGACGTATCAGCGTCGAATGAAATCTTATACAATTCTAATTTCACAATACCATCTAAAAAAATGGTAGACAGTTCAACTAAGTTTCTTTTAGAGACTGAAAGAAGAGGTGATAATTTATTCTCCCTAAGAGATAATGGTAAAGTTATTGTAAATGATGTAGAGGTAGATAGCATCTATAATCCAGTTGATACGTGGATTCATCATGCCATATCGTATGATAGTTTAGGTTTAAGGATTTATAAAGACGGGACGCTTAAAAGTACAATTAATACTACATTTGACGGGTTCTCTATAGATAAAAGTACTCTGAAAATAGGTCGAGACGATAGGGTGAACACTATTGCTGGAAATTACGATAAAATATATTACACTGGTAATTTAAAAGATATTATTCTAAGTAAAGAAATCAAATACACCGGTTCAAATATTACTGTTCGTTCCTCAGATAAAATTGGGAAAGATTCTGACGAGATTATATTTACGGGTTCAAATGAATCCCCTCCTGGCGATTTAAACCTTCAATATGATGGCACTGCTATTTCACCCGGATTATTTAGTCCGTATACGGCTTCAACAAAGGGATGGAAACCCGATTTAGTCGTATCACCCGCATACACTGGCGCATCCATACAGAACATTTCGGGAATAGGTCAACAATTCTTATTCAAATTCGATTCTACTACTTATTTCGATTCCTCTTTTTCAATTGATGTGTATTTAAAATTAATCAATAAAGACGATTTAGGAAATAACATCGGATGGAACTATGAATTTATGTCTCCTGAAAACGTAATTAAGATTGCGAGAAAAGGAGATAGAGAATTCGTTATTAAAAGAAATCAGGACGTTTCTTTTACTGATTATAGCACATATCAGTCTATACTATTCCTTTCTTCGTATAGATTGGATTCTCCAGAGTATATGGGTATCTTTAATGTAGTCCCTGGTGTGAATGATTACTCAGAAGCGGTTTATCCGGTTACAGTAACTCATAACCGTTTTGTATCAGCAATAGAAGCAAATTCTAATGTTATATCTTTAAGAATGTTTGAGAATTTTGATTTAATAGATTCAACCTTTGATATGACAGGATTCTCTTATGATTCCACTTACGATTACGACAGATTAAACCCTGACCGACTAATTAGGATTTATGATAGTGTGGGGGCACTTCCAATATGAGTATAAAAGTGGATAACATCTTCTTAGAAAAAGGAAGCGCAATTGTCGGCAATAAGGTTTATGGATATAATGATAGCGCCTGGAGAGTTGTAGGACTTTTAAATGACAATTTCACGTCTGTTGATGTATCGAAGGGGATTATAAACCTCTCTTTCGATTCAGACTTCGATGAAGTTACTGATGCAATTAACCCTATTATAGATTTTGTAAAAACTGACGAAAACGGTAATACGATTACTTGGGATGCATCTGTTCTTGCTAGAGCGTCTAATAATATCCTAAACATTATCCCACCTCCTGCTACAGTTTCTTATACCCCTCCTTATACATTAGTCCCAAATACGGATTTTAAAACTGGGGTAAACAAAAGAAATACGGTTGACGTAGTTTTTACGGGGCGGGTTTCAAATAGTATGCCTGATTTAGGATTCGATTCTGGTGATGTAATAGCTGAATTTGATAAAAAGATCGAGATTGTTTTAAGATATAATCCTATTTCTACGTATGTTATCGGAGCAAATCACCCTAAAGCATTGAACCTGATAAACATGGGTACGCCTGAGATTCAGTATAAAGCATCTACATCTTTTACTCTTCCTTCAGATCTAAGTGGATTAGCTTTCGACAGTGACGGAAATAAAATGTTCGTTCTTTCGAATTCTGGTGATATTGTATACTCATATCCAATTAGTGGATATGATATAAGTACGGTCGTAAATACCCCAGCCCAGTTTACGATTTACGGTTATCAGGGTGATGATGTTACTGATATAGATTTCAACAGTACAGGAACGAGAATGTACATTGTCGACAATACGTATAAATTCGTTCGTCAATTTAATCTTTCTGTTCCCTTTGACATAACTACATCAGAATTTATAGAGAATTATTACCAATCCTCTTCTTTATTTGATAAAACTTCTATTTCCGAAAATGGCGAGTATATGTACTCATTAGATAATTCAGGTAATTTGTATAAGTTTGATTTGAATAAAAATTATGAAATATACACCTCAGGGTATAACTATAAAACTGTTACCAATTTCCCTGCATATGAAACAACGAAAATATACCCCGGGTATCCAAGTTATTATGAGCAATATATAGCTGGAGCACAGGTAGGTTGGTTTACGGTGTATTATGGTTGGAACACAATTTTTTATCATAGATCATTTCCACAATGTTTTACTTTTTCGCAAGATGGTTCTCGACTTGTAATTGCTACAGGTCTTTCTATCTTTAATGGAAGAATTCAAACTTATCAACTTTCTACCCCGTGGAATCCGACCACTCGTACTCTCGCATTTACTTCATTTCACGAATTTGGATATCCAACTACCGAAAGATTTTTACGTAACTATAAAGAAAACGGAATATCTCATATCCAATTTAATCCTGATGGTACAAAGTTCTTTGTACTAGACAGAGAAACGACTTCTCTCTATCAATATAATTTATCAACTCCATTTGTTATTAATTCTATTGGAAGCAGCACATTAAAACCGGTGGATAAGCTTATCGCATCTGGTGGATATGATAAAGCTTATAAATTAACCCAGATTCCAGATCCTGCAAAAACAGATTCTTGGGTAGAAGTAAATCAAATTAATACATTTCAGTTCAGAGAAAACGGGGCGATATTATATGTTCATAATAATGTAAACGTTTACAAATATGGCCTTTCTACCCCATATGATATTTCATCGGTATCGTATTTAGGGTCCTTCCCGATAGCGGAGCTGGGCAATAGCTCATCGTTAGTAATAAGATCTAATAATCTTTACATTGCTAAACCGAATATCATTTGGCAATATCAAATGGATAGTGACATACCTTCTGCATTTTTTAAATATAACGAAAAAAGTTTAGCAGTGCCAGATTCGACTCTCACTTCTATATACTTGAACGATTCCGATAATGAGATTTATGTCGGATCATCGAACAGAGTATATAAGTTTGATCTATCGGAAAATAGCGAACTATCATCTGCTACTTTAGATTCTTCGGTATCAGTTGTAAATGGTATGAACGGATTTACGATATCAGAAACGAATGATAAGCTTTTTGTATGTTCTGGTACTAAAATTTATGAGTATGACATAAACGACAGTGATTGGTCTGCTACAACTTTTGCAAATCAAGAATATCAGTCAACCGGATCAATTACAAATATACGAGGAATGAAATGGAATGAAGTCGGAGACGTTTTCTTGACTGTTGGTGATACTAGGGTTGAATCGTATAAGACTAAAAATCTTTTTAGAACGAAACCATTATAAATAATTGATAGCAATCAATTTTTTAAATAATCCTTTACTAAGGTAAAAAGATGACCATATCAAAAGCAAGACTACTCTCCCAAGCAATATCCAAAGGAGGATCTTTGGAAACAATTATTGCTTCCACGATTTCCACTTCTGACATAACAGAAGGTAATAAACTTTTCTATACAAAAAATAGAAACGATTCTGACACAAACTCGCTTTTGCAAAATCTTTCTACGAATATTGTGCCTAGCCAAAATATCACATATGATTTAGGATCTCCTTCTAATAGATTTAGAGATCTTTATATTAGTACTGGAACAATTTATTTCGGGGATTCTGCAAATGATCCTGCTGCTAAAACATTTGAACCTTCTAAAATACTGGATTTTGATTTAGGTATAGAACCAGAAACTATGACAATGGGGGTGGATGCTCCATTTGCAGGGCACGGTCAAGATTGGATATGGTCTTGGGATGTAGTATCTGCTCTGTCTTATGCTAGAACAAAGATACGTAGTCAGACTCAGGCTAACGTTCCAATCTATAAAAAAGGAAATTACACAATATTCAATTTTGCGGCTCATGAACTCCATGGCCCGATGACACAGACCCATAAAATCTATCTTAAATGGATAGAGGGTGCGGGGCTTCAAAATATTCCATCTTGGTCAGTTGAAACTCTTAATGTCGAGAATATTTCATTCTTAGATATGAACGGAGGTCAATCAACTGAAGTTCAGAGATTAGTAATCAACGTTCCTGAAAACCCAACAATTCCTTCTTCAAATGAGTTAACCCCACCGACTGTAACATATAACGTTTCATTCGTTAATCCGGGATCGTATATGATCATGGGTCCTGCAATGGGATCGAATGCATCATTAGGACCAGTTCGTAGGGGAGGAACTTATACCTTTAATCTAGACAGTTCGATATCCGGTCACCCATTTTATTTAACGACTGCAAGTGTAGATAGTTTCTCGAGTGGAAATTACATTGGAGAGTATACTACTGGGGTGACCGGAAGTAGAAATCAATCAGGACAGCTCGTATGGCAGGTAGATAGTTCTGCCCCTGATACCCTTTATTATCAATGTGGTATTCATGGTGCCATGAGGGGTGAAATTACTGTAAAAGATCTTAAACTCGATAGTAACGGGTCTGGTATACCTATTCTATATTTTCAGCACACTCAAGAGGGACATAGAGTACCTGTAGAGTTAAGGGAGGTTCCTGCTGCTGTTTCTCAAATGTGTTTAACGTTTGATGGTAATAAATTCGTTCCTCAAGATTTAAATCAGTACGTACAAAAAACAAACATTTTTCAAGAAACTATTAAAACTCTTGCAGACGAAAAGATCGAAGAACAAAAAACCGCAGGAACTATTGCAACAGTAGAGACAATTAAAGATACCACGGTGTATAACGTAAATCTGTCTCAACAGGGAGAATTAAAAATACACCAAGGTACTGCTAGATGGTATGCTCCATTTAACCTTTCAATGATTGAGGTTTTACCTAGGCTTGGAACTGCTGCAGATGCTTCTGTTGCTATTACGGTTCAGGTGAACGATTCAGACCAATTTTCATTCATTATTCCACCAAATTCTACATCTGTTCAATTTGCGGATTCTGATGAATTTAATATGATCGATGGAGACTATTTAACGGTGGATGTTACCGGAATTGGTAATACCTTAAAAGGTGAAAATTTGGTCCTTCAGTTTAAGTATAAAAAAGTATAAATACTATAAAAGATTCACGGAGAACAGAACAATGGATTTCGTATTAAATAAATTAATGGTTGTCATCGATTCAGATGGTCAATCCACAAACACTATAGAAAGTACTAATTGTCGGGTAGAATTTGATCCACAAAGTAAAGAAGCCCATTTCTTTGAAGAAAGAAATGGGGAATATGCTTTAACTGTTGTTCAGCCGTGGGATTGTTTACCGGACGGGTCTAGAACAGATTTTACATCTGAAGAACAGTGCGTAACTTTTTATAAGAAAGCAAATCAACACATCGAATTAGAGGGGAACTGAAGATGGCAAAGGTAAAAGAATTCGATGGGAACGCCAACGTACCTGCTGTGATAGAGGATCCTCGTCCAGGTATTAATGCTCTTTATTTTTTTGGTAGAGAAGTAGATAAAAATACTTTAGCACCAAAATATGATTCGTATATTAATTTTTCTTATCAAGGCTCGACTGGTACTAGCGCCCAATATGGGGTATTCAACACGAACTCTTTTTCTAATAGTCCTGGTCCTAACTATTTCAGTCAAAGTTATAGGAACGGAAATTTTCTTTGTCTTTCAAAAGGTACCGTCTCGGTTCCTGCTTACATAACTCGTCCTACTTCCTTTAGCAGATCCTCTGCATATTATCTAGATTTTGCATCTACTGCTTGTTTAGACGACAGTATAAATTTTAGTACGAATTGTGTAGCACTTCGTAATAATAGTACTAATGCTGTGGATGGTGTTGCATTAATTAATAATGACGCTCTTGCGAACATTGGTTATGGAAGAATATGGTCAAATATGTCGAGCACCGATCGTTTACACACAGTCAGACCTACCGGATTTTTCCAACCCTCTAATTCCGCAAGAATGTGGGTTCTTCCTAAATTATTAAATGATGAATACGGACTGGTAGTTTTGGCAAGTGCAAATTCGTCTAACCAGGATTATCCAACTGATAACTGGAAGGTAGTATATCAATATGGAGTTTCCTCGTTTTCATCTGTTGGTGAAAGCGCCACGCTTACAGGATCCTACTATAAGCACCAATTTATAGGATATTCTACGTTTAATGGAAACCCATTATTTATCGGGAACTATAATTCCTCCGCAACACCAAATTTCAATATAGTAAGATTTAATCATAACTCAACCTCAACCCCATCGTTAACTCAGTTGCACGCTTTTACCGGAAACGGTACGATAGGCGGTACTAATGCGGGTGGCAGCTCAACCATTTCGGCTAGAACTCTGCTTGCTTCTCACTGGTACACTGATCCCAGGGTTGGAGCAGGTACTAGAAAAGTATTTTATCGTCCATTCTATGATTCTTATAACAACTATCACCCCACTGTTATTACATGGGATCAGACGAATGATACTTTTGCAAGAGAAGATAACGTTACTATTACTGGGGATCTTTCAAGCGTACATTCGAATATTACAAACATTCCAGATACTAATTCTGCAAATGGAGCTGACGGATTTACGATAAACGATACATTTGTTTCAGGTGGTACCCGATATATTACACTTATGCATTTCCAATTCCAAGATATTTTAGATGAGGGGTGTAGAACTTGGGTAACTTATTCAGTAGATCCGGCGGATCCAAAAGCTCTTACGTACCATTCTAAAACGATTATACCAGTTACTCCGATGAACTACTATTGGTTAAATGATAGTAGAACACTATTAGCTGTATTAACTGGAGCATTAACTTACATATATTCATTTAATGGTAATACTGGATGGACTCTTGCCACTACAATTAGTGATAAAATAGTAGAGATTGGTAGAGATTCATTAGATAGAATTTGGTACGTTACCCAGAGTGATAAAGATGGAGGATCATTTTTCCCATCGATTCATCTTCTAACCCCGACGTTGCCTGTTACGGTTTCTATCGTTCCTGCATCTTCAGATTATACGTATGCTGGATCACCGATTAATACGACACTTACATTAAACGCAATTAATGCTTCTGGATCTAGGATAGCAACAAATGTAAAAGTCGTTATTGAAGGTGCTTCGATGACGTTCTCTGATGGCACTACCATTAAAACTATTTCAACGTCGAGTACGGCAGACACTACAGTAAACGTAATTATTACTGGTGCAGGTTATACAAACGTTACGGCAAGTATAGAAATATAATTTGCCATCCTTAGAAAGTTGGCACAATGGGATACGGAAGCTCAGTTAGTATAGACTTTTTTACAAAAAAGATCTCAATCGAAACGAGAAATCAAGAAAAGTCCGTAGCATCTTTTCCAGTTGATATCTTTTCAGGATCCCCAGCTTCTATTTCAGTAGAGGCTGGGGATTCTTCGTCTTTTCAGGAAACCGTTTTAAAAGACACAATTTCTACAATAAATTTTAGTACTACATTAAATAGATCGATTTATTCATCGTCACAACCCATCTCAGGAAAATTTTCCACTTACATAAACTTTTATTCTACAGATTCTAATCTTTGGAGTAATGAATCTTTTACTTCTTCTTCCCTTTCTGTAATTAAACTTTTTACTCAAGATTCTGATAAAGGTGCTACTATTATTCAACCTATATCAAGTTTGGGCATAGGGGTAGCAATAGAAGGAGCTGGAGAAGAGGTTTATACCGTTCCCGGCACGTACACGTGGACGTGCCCGGCAGGGGTAACCTCAGTTTCAGTAGTTGCGGTTGGTGCGGGGGGTTCCGGTGGCTATCAATGGTCTTCTGGTGGTGGCGGTGGTGGTGGCCTCGGTTGGAAGAATAATATCTCAGTAACTCCCGGAAATACCTATACTGTTGTGGTGGGGGATAAAGGAGCTGCGGTTGCTAATGCAACTAATACTGGAGGCAAAGGCGGATCGTCCTATTTTATTGACACGTCAACAGTTTGTGGATTCGGTGCCGGTCAAGGAGGTACTGGTTCATCAGGAACCACCAATGGTGCATACGGGGGAGGTTATTCTGGTGATGGTGGTGGAGTAGGTGGTAATGGAGCTATTGGGGGATCTTGGACCCATGGAGGCGGAGGTGCTGGTGGATATACCGGCAACGGGGGTTCTAGATATAATGATACAGCTGCTACTGGGGGTGGCGGCGGTGCCGGTCAATATTACTCCAGTACATATGGGGTTGGCGCCGGTGGTGGTGTCGGATTATATGGCGAGGGACCTAGTGGTATAACCTATGCAAATGGAACCGGATACGGCGGTAGAGGAGGCTCTGGCGGAGGGGACGGTATGGCAGGTGAAACCTCGAATTCATCATCTACCAATATATGGGAAAGATCTTCACAATTCACAACAACAGGTAACAATCAAATCTTAGGCGGACAATTTGGTGGTGGCGGGGGTGGATCCGGTACTTCAAAGGGCGGCGGTTACGGTGGGACCGGCGCAGTTCGTATTATGTGGGGTTCGGGACTTTCTTTCCCTAATAATGCTAAAAATCCGTCATCTTACTTAGATAGCGGAACTTTAGGTCAGTATTCAATAGTTTATGATTCTACAAATGTTTCTTCAGTCCTTTATGATAGTGATTATTATCAATATAGTACTTCCTCAACTTCGAAATTAATTCAAATAGATTATTCTTTGGATTCTTATTATTCATCGGAACCGAGTCTTTCCCCGAGTGTTTCTTATTCTTCGGTGGTTACTAACAATTCTTCTCTTATTGAAAATTTAAATCAGTTAGTAAATGTTACGTATATTAAAACGCAAAAAGACATCCCTTTCTTTTCAGGATCAAATAGTAATTCTAAGAGGGTTGAATTTAAGATTGAAAATAATCTAGATTTAATTTATACAGAAGAAAATGGATTCAGTAAAGTCGAAGGTATTAATGATAACAATGATCCTAGACCGATTGTTATATCTCAGGGTACTGCTGAAGAAATTAGCACCGGACCAGTTCAATCTTGGTATTGATCATAAATAGTATAAAACGGATAAGGAAAGATGACATCAAAAGCCAGAAGTTTAGCAACAGCAATTAGAAGATCTCCAGTACTGTCGGCAATTATAGAAACCCCGACAAATACGGTAGCATTTGCTGAGGCTTTGACAACCGCTACAGGGGGGGTCGTAGGAGCAGGGGGAGGCGGTTCAGAATCAGTTGCAACAGCGGCCGATTTACCTCTATCTGGAAACGAAGTAGGGGACTTTGCTTTCGTTCAAGAAACAAATAGACTATATATCTGGAACGGACAGGGATGGTATAATATTGCTCTTGTAAATACTTCTCCATCTTTTACACAATCAGGAACCCCTTCAGCTAATTATATATTAGATTCCAATGGCGGATCTCCTTTGATTTTAACATTGCAAGCGACAGATCCAGAGGAAGTTGCGATACAATGGTCTTATCTAGCATCAGATTCTTCAGATTATTTTGCAACGATCCAACAAACAGATAATACATTTACTATAACCTCTAAACCGAAAGCTACCATACAGGAGTATTATCCTACTGGGGGGTCGTTTTCTATTACTTTTAGGGCTAGCGACGGTATTAATGTAGTTCCTTCTATAAGTACATTTAAAATTAATATATCAACTGGCAACGTATATTCTGTTAATAGTCAATTCCCTAAAACTTTCACCCAGAGTCCAACTCTGAACGGTATATTACAGAACGGGAGTTATAGCGGGGACATTGCTATTAACTATGATGGTACAGCAATAGTAACGGGGTCTGGAAGCAGTAATCCTGTGCCCGGAAATAGTGTATATACCGGAGACGGAGGTTTATCATTTTTATACAAAAATTCAAATAATACTTGGGTGAGAACTGCTAACGGACAGCATGCTAATTATTATAGTAACGCCCAAAATGCAGTATACGGTAATGCAGGGGTTGCTATTTCTACAGATGGTAAAAGAGCATTAGCAACTACTGGGGCAAATATATCTAGTACAGGTCCAGGAACGTGGTACAGATATTACTACGATTATACTGTAGGAGCTACTGACGGAGCAGATACAGGAAGTGTTACTTTTACTAGTCATAGCTATAATCACACTCCGTCTCCTACGAATGTGACTGGGTTTTTGGGACTTATAACATCTCCTCTGGTAAAAGAGATTGGTTCAAGATATTCTTATTGTATAGGAGTGGGCCCTTATGTAGGTTCTTCTTCAGCAAGTGGCACCGGTAATGTCTGGACTGTCCAGTGTGACGAATTAGCTGTTGGGGATGGATTTAGTTTTCAAACTAGAACTATTAATTCAAATAATGTTGCGAACTATAATAGCGGTTTAGGGGGTGGGGCGATCAATCATCAGGGCGATAGATTTTTAATTTGTTCTAAGGGTGGGTTTGATTATTATGCTGGTACATATCCTAACCTTTTTAAAGTAGGTAGCACTCTAAGTACTTTAGGGGGATATAGTGCATCCAGCATCTCTAATACCGGCGGGGGGTACAACTCATTATATAGAATGAGATTTGATGTAAATAAGAAGTTGTATATGAACGCAGGTCCCAAAATATTAATTTTCGATCTTTCTTCAGGACTGAGTTCGGATTTAAATTCTTATCAAGAAATTAATTTATCCCAACTTCTGTCAACATCTACGATAGACGGGACCTCTATATCTTGGAGTCTTTCATCTTTTACTAATTTTTCTGTTAGTTATAATGGGGATTATATATTAGCTCTGAATTATACAAACGGGAGAATCTACGTTTTAAATATTTACGAGGGTCAATGGGTTTTTAACTGTGAATTAGCACCTCCCTCGGGGATGTTCGGAGCAGCATCTATGTCTGCTGACGCGTCAACGATTGTCGGGAGAACATTGAGCGGACAAATTTACGTATATAACGCAGAAACGCCAGGATGAGGATATAAATGCCAGTCAATTCAAGAGACGAATTAATAGAATATTGCTTAAGAAATCTCGGCGCGCCAGTGATTGAGATTAATGTGGATCCTGATCAGGTAGAAGACCGCATAGACGAAGCCCTTTCTTTCTATCAGGAATATCATTCAGATGCTACTTTGAAGACGTACTTTAAGTATAGAGTAACTGCTCAAGATATTTCGAATGGCTATATTCCTATACCAAGCAGTATCATATTCTTAGCAAGGTTATTCCCTATATCCGCTTCTTTCAACAATTCAATGAATTTCTTTGATGTAAAATATCAAATGATGTTAAATGATATTGCAGATCTTCAGAATTTTGCGGGGGACCTTGCATACTATGATCAAATGCAGCAATATCTGTCATTAATTGACATGAAATTAGCTGGACACCCTCAAGTTTCTTTTTCAAGAAGGCAAGGAAGACTTTACATCTTCGGAGATTTTGAGGATAAAGATATTAAAGAAAACGATTATTTAATAGCAGAGGTATATCAAATAATCGACCCCGAAGAGCACGGATCTATTTACAATGATAAATTTGTGAAAAAATATTCCACTGCACTGATTAAAAGACAGTGGGGAACTAATCTAATGAAGTTTGAAGGGATGCAATTACCTGGCGGGGTTACTCTCAATGGTAGAATGATCTACGAAGACGCAATCGCTGATATAGAAAAGTTGGAGGAAGAAATCAGATTAAGCGGAGAGCTTCCTGTGGACTTCTTTGTAGGATAATCCTTAAGGAATGATATTGAATGACAACAAATCTATACTTTTCACAATCGGTCAGATCAGAGCAATCCCTTTATGAAGATATCATCATAGAGTCTCTGAAAATATACGGAAATGACGTATATTATCTCCCCCGTGAATTAGTAAACGAAGATACTATTTTTTCAGAAGATGTTCCTTCCAAATTCCCTTCCAGCTATAAAATTGAAATGTACATAGAGAATGTAGAAGGATTTGACGGAGAAGGCGATCTATTTACTAAATTTGGAATCCAGATTAGGGATCAAGCTACCTTTGTCGTTTCTAGAAAAAGATGGAAACATGTAGTAGGCCATGTTAATAATTCCATTAATAGTGAAAGACCCAGAGAAGGGGATCTAATATATCTCCCTCTCTCCAAATCTTTATTCCAGATTATGTTCGTTGAACATGAACAACCGTTTTATCAGTTGTCTAATATAGCAACTTTTAAGCTTAGATGTGAGCTATTTGAGTATAATGATGAAAAGATTAATACTGGAATCGAAGATATAGATCGTATAGAAAAATTAGGATATACTGTTACACTTCTTTTAGACAGTTACGGAGACAGTTCTGGTATACCAGATTTAGTTTCGGGTGATGAAGTTTATCAATTATTTGGTACGAATAAACTTATCGGTGAGGTTCTTAATTATAATATGGATACAAGGGAGGTCGTAGTAGCCCACATAGGAATGGATAATGGGGAATTTAAACAATTCACCATAGGCGGCGATCTCATCAAAGATAGGACTTCGGTCCTTCTAGGACCAAACCAAATTGTATTTGATACTGTTAGAAAAATATTGGCAATTAGGGAAAGTCCTGGTGGTGATACATCATATTCTCAGAATGATGATTTTGATACCGAAAAGAATTCACTTGTGTTAGATTTCCTAGATTTCTCTGAGAAAAATCCATTTGGTGATCCGGAGGACGTTTAATGTTTCAATATTTTTATCATCAAAGACTCCGTAAATCAGTTGCTGTTTTCGGTACTATCTTTAACAATATTTACGTTGTCCGAAAAGATTCTGCTGGGAAAATTATTAGTCAGGTGAAAGTCCCTCTTTCATATGCACCGAGAATGAAATATCTAGATCGTATTAGAGAAAGCCCATCTCTAGTTGATGATATAAAGGTAGCACTCAAACTCCCTCGTATGTCATTTGAGATTACTTCTATTACATATAATTCTGAAAGAAAGTTGCCCAAATTAAATAACTATAATAAACCACTTCCAGACTCTGTGAATAACAGAAATAAATTCTTTACTCCTGCGCCATATACTTTAGGTTTCCAATTAAATATTTACTCTAAGACCCAAGATGATGCGTTACAAATAGTAGAGCAAATATTACCTTATTTTAATCCTCAGTATACATTAACAATTAAACCGTTTAGTGAAATTGCTCCTGACGTAAGAGAAGACGTACCAATTACAATTCAGGGGGTTTCTTTTGCAGACGACTTTGAAGGTGCGGTAGAGGAACGAAGAACTATTATATACACTTTAGATTTCACAATGGAAACTAATTTTTACGGACCGATAGACCCAGCCACGATAATTAGGAGAAGTCAAACTGATATTTATCAGGCGATTAATTTTAATGAAGAAACTGATCCACAGCTACAACAGATAAATGTAACCCCGAACCCATTAAATGCGGATCCTGATAGTGACTTCGGGTTCAACACCCAGATAATAGAGGATTTTAGTGAATGAGAGATTCTGATGGTAATGTAGGGAATGATTTCGAATACTCTAGAAGAACATATTACGATCTTATAGAAAAAGGTCAAGATGCTCTCGAAGAAATGATTACGATAGCAAAAGCTTTAGAACATCCTAGAGCTTTTGAAGTTGTTGCAGGTATGATTAAAAATATCTCTGATGTAAACGACCGTTTAATGGACCTTCATAAGAAAAGAAAAGAATACCTTAAAAAAGACGAAGAGCCGAAATCTACAACAAACAATAATGTTTTTATCGGATCTACTACCGATCTTCAAAGAATGCTTCAGGATATGAATCGTAAACAAAATGATATTATTGATATCACTGCGAACATAGAGGATAGATGATGAAAAGCGAAAATTATCTAGGTAACCCCAATATTAAAAGAGATGGGGTTATACAAGAGTGGACGCAATATGAGGTTCTGGAGTATTCGAAATGTATGAAGGATCCAGCTTATTTTGCTCGTCATTACTGTAAGATTATTTCTTTAGATAAAGGATTGGTTCATTTCGATCTATATCCGTATCAAGAAAGAATGTTCAATCAATTTAATGCTGAAAGATTCAATATTGTTTTAGCGTGCCGCCAATCTGGTAAATCAATCTCTTCAGTAGCATATCTTCTGTGGTATTCTATATTCCATCCTGAAAAGATTATTGCTATTCTCGCAAACAAGGGCGCGATCGCGAGGGAGATGCTCGGGCGCGTAACTCTTATGTTAGAGAATTTACCATTCTTTCTTCAGCCAGGATGTAAAGCATTAAACAAAGGTTCTATAGAGTTCAGTAACAACTCTAGAATTATTGCTGCTGCTACTTCTGGTAGTTCAATTCGTGGTTTATCCGTTAGTTTACTTTATATGGATGAGTTTGCATTCGTTGAAAGGGCTGCGGAATTTTATACTTCTACGTACCCTGTTATTTCTTCCGGAAAGGGAACAAAGGTTATCATTACCTCCACTGCAAATGGGGTAGGAAACATGTTTCACAAGATTTGGGAAGGAGCTGTTCAAGGTATTAATGAGTTTAAACCTTTTAGGGTTGACTGGTGGGACGTACCAGGGAGAGACGAGAAATGGAAACGAGAAACCATTTCGAATACGTCTGAAATACAATTCGAACAAGAGTTTGGTAACTCTTTCCTTGGTTCAGGTGATACTCTTATATCTGCCGAGTATCTCTTAAAATTAAGAAGTATGACGCCTAAATCTATTACTTTTGACGAAGTAAAAATATACGAAGAGCCGAAAGAAAATCATCAATACGTGATGACAGTTGATGTAGCGAAAGGAAGAGGGCAGGACTACTCTACGTTTAACGTGATCGATATTAGCGCTAATCCATTTAAACAGGTTGCTGTATATCGCAATAACCTTATCTCTCCTATCCTCTTCCCAAATATTATTTATAAGTATGCTAATTCTTACAATAAGGCAAATGTTGTTATAGAATCGAACGATGCGGGACAAGTTGTCTGTAATGGATTATATCACGATTTGGAATATGAAAATATGTTTGTAGAATCTACGATAAAAGCAAACGCTTTGGGATTAACCATGACGAGAAAAGTAAAAAGGATTGGTTGTTCGTCTTTTAAAGACCTTATAGAAAATAATAAAATAGACGTAGTAGATGCAGATACAATATTAGAAATTTCTACCTTTGCAGCCAGAGGTCAGTCATACGAGGCATCACAAGGAAATCATGATGACCTAGTAATGAACTTTATTCTTTTCTCTTACTTTATTGGGACTTCTTTTTTCGGAGAACTTACTGATATTAACATTAAACAAATGATGTTCGAACAAAGGATGAAGGAGATTGAAGATGACGTTCTTCCATTTGGATTTATGGATGATGGTCTGGAAGAACCTATGAAAGCTCCTAGACCGGGTTATGGGGAATGGGCTATAGAAACCGTCGAAAGTTTCTAAGGATCTTTTTTTCATAAATATATCTGAGTGAATATCCGTATTATGGAAAAAACCTTATAATTCACCTAGATTGGAAAAGGAAAGAGACATGGCTTTATACACAGCATCAGAGTCTCCGGCAATTATTGTAAGAGAAGTTGATCTCACCAATGGGGTACCCAACGTGCCAACATCAACTGGGGTAATAGTTGGTGATTTTCGTTGGGGACCAGTAGAACTGCCGGTGCTTGTAAATAACGAAGCTACATTAGCTAACACTTTTGGAAACCCAGATCCTGATAGATCTGTAGATTTCCATTCAGCATCTTACTATCTAAGATATTCAGATGATCTTTATGTAGTAAGAGCAATTAGAGACGTAACACCCGGCGCTGCAGCCGATGTTTTAGTTAACCTAGATATTAACGGTCAAGTAGGATCGATTACGGTATCTCCAAACGGAGGATATGTTACCGCTCCTAGCGCAACAATTAGTGATCCGGACAGCGGTACTGCTCCAGCACTAACAGTTACGTTTGATGCTAATACCAATAGCATTACTGCTATTACAGCAGCGGCTGGTTCTTATCTATATAACACAACACCAACTATTACCATAACTGGTGATAGAGGCGCAGCTGCTAACGCTTTTGATAATGGTGGAAGCCCTACCATATATCCTGTCATTAAAAATGAAGATAACTTCGAAAACCAAAAGGCTTCATTAGCCACTAACGGTCACAGAATTATTGCAAAATGGCCAGGAGAACTTGGAAACAGCCTAACTGTTTCTATGTGCCCGGCAAATGATAGCGATTATAGTTCTTGGGCTTACAAAACATACTTCGACGGCGCTCCTGGAACTTCTACCTATGCAGATAGAAAAGGTGCTTCCAATGACGAAGTTCACGTTATCGTTATTGACACAAAGGGAGAATTTACTGGAGCACAAAACACAGTTCTAGAAACATTCAAATTCCTTTCTGTTGCATCTGACGCGAAAAAGACTGACGGAGGAAGCAATTATGTTGTGGAAGTCGTAAACAGGGTTTCAAAGTATATTTGGCTGGCTTCTTTACCAGCTGCACTCGGTACTAATAGAAGCACTGTAGCGACAAGTGGTAAGAATTACTACTCAGGAGCAACTGGAACTTATACAGCTTCACTTGTAAACGGATCAAATTCTTTCGCTCTGAGTGTCGCAAACTATCGTGATGGATACGACTTGCTCAACGATCCTAATACCTATCTTGTAGATTTCCTTATTGCTCCAGGAATTTCTAATGCAACTTCTCATAAGGAAGTAATTAACCATATGGTTTCTATTGCAGAGCTAATTAGAAAAGATTGCGTAGTTGTAGCATCTCCGAATAGATCAGCAGTGGTTGACGATCCTACAGAAGCAAGAGTGAATATTCTAACCGATCTTTCATCTGGTATTACAAGAAGCTCATATCTTGTAATGGATGCAAACTATCTGAAAGTGTATGACAAATATAACGATCAGTACATTTACATTCCAGCAGCTTCTTCTACAGCTGGTTTAATGGCTTCAACTGATAATAACTTTGCTCCTTGGTTCTCTCCAGCAGGAACAAGAAGAGGAAGATATTTCGGAGTAACTCAACTTGCTTATAACCCAAACAAGCAGGATAGAGACGAGCTATATAAGGCCGGGTTTAATCCGATTGCAAATATCCCAGGAGAAGGTATACTTCTATACGGAGATAAGACCCATCTATCTAGACCTTCTGCATTCGATAGAATTAATGTTCGCAGGCTATTCCTTGTTCTAGAAAGAGCAATTGCAAGAGCTGCACAAAATATTCTATTCGAATTCAACGATGAATTTACAAGAGCAGAATTTGTAAATATCGTTGAACCCGTGCTACGAAACGTCCAAGGTAGAAGAGGAATTACAGACTTTAAACTAGTTTGTGACGAAACCAATAATACACCAGAGATTATTGACACAAATCAGTTTATTGCTACTCTCTTCATTAAGCCTGCCAGATCCATTAACTATATCACACTCAACTTCGTTGCCGTAAGAACTGGTGTATCTTTCGAAGAAGTTGTTGGTGATAACAGAATATAATAGGAGATACAAATGGCTATTCTAGGCGTTAATGATTTTAAATCAAAACTTAGAGGCGGCGGCGCACGCCCTAATCTATTCCAAGTAATTCTTGGGTTTCCAGCTTACGTGGATGGCGATACTGAATTGGCATCCTTTATGTGCAGAGCTGCTGCTCTTCCGGCATCTGTAATGACACCGATTCCGGTGTTTTTCAGAGGTAGACAGCTACAAGTTGCGGGTGATAGAGCATTCGAACCTTGGTCAGTAACCATCATCAACGACACTGATTTTAAACTCCGTAGAGCGATGGAACAGTGGATGAATGGTATTAATGCTCACCAAGCAAACACTGGATTTACAGATCCTCTTGACTATCAAAGAGATCTAAGAGTTCAGCAACTTGATAAAGATGGTTCTATTTTGTATGAATACGCTTTCAGAGGCGCATTCCCAACCGCAGTAAGCCCAATAGAACTTTCTTACGAGAATGTAAACACGATTGAAGAATTTACTGTAGAATTCCAAATACAATATTGGGAAAGTTTCCATCCTCAGGGTAAAGTTACTAGCTAATTTTGAGAATAAATATAAGCAGGGATAGAACAATACTGTCCCTGCTTATATTGAGAAAAGGATAATTATGGCCGACAATTCACTAAAGCTTTTCGGATTCGAAATAAAGAGGGTTTCTCCAAAGAAGGAGATTAACCTTAAATCTGTTGTTCCTGCTACTGATGACGATGGATCCGGATACGTAACAGCATCTGGAAGTCATTACGGTCAGTATATTGATATTGACGGTAATAATGCAAAAGATAATCATCAATTAATAGCAAAATATCGTGGTATTGCTGCTCACCCGGAGGTAGATACCGCGATTGAAGATATTGTAAACGAAGTAATTATTTCAGATGACGATAAAAGTCCAATTGAAATTAATTTAGACGAAGTTGAAGTATCAGATAAAATTAAAAAGCAGGTCAAAGAAGAATTCGACAATATTCTCTCTATGCTTAATTTTAATGAAAATGGTCACGATCTATTTAAAAGGTGGTATGTGGATGGTAGGGTCTGCCATCATTTAGTTGTTGATGATACGAACGAAAAAATGGGAATAAAGGATATTCGTTTTATTGATTCTATAAAGATTAGAAAAGTAAAAGAGATTAAGAAAAAGAAAGATCCTCTTACGAATGCAGAAGTTATTGAAAAGGTTGATGAATATTTCATTTATCAAGATACCCCCGGTCAACAAAAAGATGCGGTAAAATTTACTACGGATTCTATTAGTTATATTACTTCAGGATTATTAGATGAATCCAGAAAAAGGGTTACATCTCATTTACATAAAGCAATTAAACCGGTCAATCAACTTCGAATGATGGAAGACTCGCTGGTCATTTATAGATTAGCTCGAGCCCCAGAAAGAAGAATTTTTTATATAGACGTTGGAAACCTTCCAAAAGGTAAAGCCGAAGAATATATGAAAAACATAATGACTAAGTATAGAAATAAATTAGTTTATGATGCTGCGAGCGGAGAATTGAGGGATGACCGTAAGCATATGTCGATGCTCGAGGATTTCTGGCTTCCTAGAAGGGAAGGCGGTAGAGGTACAGAGGTATCTTCGCTGCCAGGAGGAGATAACTTAGGTCAGATTGATGATATTATCTATTTCCAAAAAAGGGTTTATAGAGCTTTAAACGTTCCTGTTAATAGGCTTGAACAAGAGGCTCAGTTTTCCCTTGGAAGATCTAATGAAATTACCAGAGATGAAATTAAGTTTCAAAAATTTATTTCAAGACTTCGTAAAAGATTCTCTTTCCTTTTTCTTTCTATTCTCAAAAAACAGTTGCTTTTAAAAAAGATTATTACTGAAGCCGACTGGGAAGATTGGAAGAATGATATTAGAATAGATTATGTAAGAGATAATCATTATTCAGAGTTAAAAGATAACGAAATATTGAAAGAAAGAATACAAACCCTCGATATGATTAATCAATACGTCGGGGAATATTTTACTAAAAATTGGGTCCTAAAAAATGTCTTGAAGATGACAGAGGACGACATAAAAGAGTTGGAAAAGGACGTAGAAGTTGAGAAAGATAAAGAGCCCCCTGGAGAGGAACAGCCTCCTTCTAACTCAGTCCCAGATTAATATTAAGAGATTAACGAATGTATGATATCATTCGATATGAGACAGATAATGGAACCAGCGGATTCTTTACAAGCGTTCCTACTGGTCCTGCTGATACTCTTATCTCAGATCCCTATCCTAGGTCTGTTACTCGAAATATTGAAATCCCATATGATACAAAATGGATTATATTTTCAGTAGAACTTGAAAACGCCGGTGATCTTTTCAGCATTGGAACCACGGGTTTTAGAACGTGGAGTATTCATTCTGTAGCAGGTTTAGATTTAAATACTCTTAGAAATATAAATGATACCAGTCTTTTGGGTGATCCGTCATTAAGAGTCGGGGACGAAGCTTATAATTTAAACTATGTTAATGGCGGGCCAGGGGCAGGAGGTACATCACCGGGGGGTTTAAATCATGGCATAAAGATAGATATTGACCAAAATACAATAGATAATGTAAATAGAGAAATAGCTTTTTGTATTAATACTTATAGAACAAGACGCGAACAATTCTCTGGTTCTATTAAAACATTAGAATCAGAAATCTGTGGGGTTTTTCAATTAGTTCTAAACCCTCCTGGACCAGATCCTGAAGAAGATTCTGATTTAGACTTTACCTTACCTCAAGAAGATGCTATAGATCTATCATATGCTAAGATAGATTCAGCTGATATAGATTATCTTCGAAGCAAATCCATTAATGTTAACAGCGGCGAATCTTGTTCAACCGAAACCGATATAAATGAAAATGGTATTCGGTTAATAAACAACTGTGACGATGCTGAGACATTAATAACAAATAATAGTATACGAATTAATTGTGGGGATTCTTCGAATTACTCATTGTTAACCTGTGAGACACTTATATTTAATGATTCAGCTAATGATGAACTTTCTGCTCTAAATTCTAAAGGTCTATTGACATATCCATACTTTTATGGAAACGATGGAATAGAATATATTCCAGATAGCGCATCGATTAAATTTGATCCGTCTATTCCCGCTTGGGTTTTTGATCCTCCTCTTCCATCTTCGGGGAGTGGCAGTGGAGGATCCGGAAGCGACGGAGGTACTGATTCTTTACCAGTAGGGGAACCCGGTCAATTATTATCTTATCAACCTCCTAGAGAACCGAATCCATTTTTCGAAGGGGATGAACTAATCCCTAATGGCACTCATTTTATGGATTATGCCTTAAAGGCAGGTAAATTCGTTTGGGGCGAAGATGAAGTAGAGGAAGCAAAGGCTACCCCGCCACTGTCACAATTCCAAGATTTAGATTCAGGATCTAAGATAGATTATTTCAGTGGGTTTGTAGGATTCTCGGATTATGCTATTCGAGAATTTGATACAGATCCTGAGATCGGAACACAACCGTTTAATGATTCTGACAGTAAAGTTTGG